CCCGTCCCTGCCCCCCTACACACTGGATGTGCGCAAGGGAACTATGTTACGAGTCTGCTCTCTTTTCTTACTATAAAACAGCACGCGAGGCAACCTATTGAAAGGTATCGCGAACACTGTGCAAAATACTTTACACACAAATAACAAAAATGAAAGCCTGCTCTTCACTCGAACAAGAGTTAGATAGGCGCATCGACCGGACTAAGATCGATTGCATTGTTTCCCACGTAGGCGAGCTCATAATCTGGCCCTCCCGCGTAATAAACGTTCAAGTCTATGGTAGTCGAAACTGACTCCATTGCTTGTAGTGGATTCAAGACTCTAACAGAGAATTGACCCATCGAATAACGAGTCGTATCAACATTAGATCCGTTATTGACTTTTTTCCACTCAGTGGGTGATCTCCATGGAAACGATATGGTGACCTCACTAACGCCCCGCACTTCAAAAATGCAGGTATATTGGCCGAACGCTTCATTAACGCCCAACCCCGCAGCTTCATAACCAATGTGGCTACAAATCTGCAGTCTCGCCGTGTGCACAGGACTGGCCACTGCCACTATCTTGAACACAAGCGAACCCTTCCAAAATGAATAAGGAAACGAAACATAAGACAACAAAGTCGGGGTGAAAGAACTACCGTAAGGCATACTAAATAGTTCAGCACCGGGACACAAGTCAGCTATATATAAAGCTTCCCCCATCACATTGGTCGTGGACAAAGTAAAACTCTGTAAGAAGCTTAACTTTTGGGTTAAATACCGGATCTCCATCTCATCTTGAGAAGTTCCAGTGTCCACTGGCTTCGTTATTGGTCGCGTCGAAGCTGACGTGTTGAGCACTTGACAGTAATCAATGTTTGCTGTGTTGCAAACAACGGGATACACACGATTATTAGTCGGTGTAAAATTGAGACCAACATTAGGTAGGTCCATTGGTGCAGTTGTAGCACCACCTGAAAAAGCATCTCCAACTGTCGATGCATCAACGGTGGCAGAGGCAGCATGCTCAATATTGATATTCGTAACTTTGCTCTGGATTCCTCCCTGAGCGACAATACTAGTCGCTGTAGGATTAATAACAGAGAAATCACTATTCTCAAACGAAGCAAAAACTGTCAAAGACACACTTGTTGCTGTGGCCGAAGGCCCAGCTCGTAGTGCATTTTGTACATATATACCAAAGGTTCCTAAATTGTTATCCTCAGTAGGGACCCTAAGGTCCAAATGTGTTTTATTATGCACAAAGGGGATTTTCAACTCTACAGTTGAACAAGCTCCCGCATACATAATTGCGTGTTTTGTGACACTAAGGGAACGTAAATTCCCAGTGTTAACAGCCAAGGTCTGGCCGCTATCACATAAAGGCATCCAAGAAATCAATATTGCTCCATTCATAAAAGCATTCGATTGCATTTGCACCCTCAGCGTCACATCTCCTCTCCAATAAGTATAGCGAGAAAAAGCAGATTTCATCACCACTGACTTAATCAAGTCAAATGGCGCTTCATAATAAGTTAAAGGCTCTCCAACTGCCGAAGCAGTGGTCCAAGATAGAGTCTCAACTAATTGCTCTTTCATAACCAGACCTATATTCGAGGGGACATTCTCACCCATTGACAACACATTTGGCTTAGTTTCCACACCACCATCCGTCGCTTGCACCACTCCACCAACCAACTGCATTTTCCCAGACTGTGGGATCATAACAAAATCATGCTTCTTATCATCAGCAACTCTCATCACGACCTTCTTCTTCACAAGCTTCGTAGCTGTCTTCAGGGTAGGAGCCCCAAATCCAAGAACGACACCTGACGAATCACCATCCGAGAACCGTTGCAAAGTATAACCAGCTGTAGAATATGTAGGCGTCATCTTAACCTGCACAGACTGCGAGTCATTATTCGCAACTAGAACGGAACCCAACGGGATACCAGCATCCTCTCTCCAAGAGACATTCTGCCGATTCTCATCATGAACCGTCCATGTTGTGGCTAATTTATTAGTCATACCCCACTCATCTACAAAAGAGTAGGTGGTACCAGTCCCAACTGCACTATAACGCGCAGGCCAAGATGTGACCACTGAAGGAGTAGAACTAATAGTAAAAGTCCAGGGAACCGCCGACAAATCCCCTGACTTGACATTACAAAGACTACTTCCGGTGTCACCCGTCAATACATTCCTTGGCCTCCCTTTAATAATACCGTACCCAATAGTACGCATAATATCATCAGAAAGATTTGCTGTAGGAACCACCAACCGTGTCAGGTCGGCAATCCCAGTCGCTGGTAGAGTGAGAGCTCGATTAGGAACCCAACTATCAACCAGCGTTTGTGAAAACTCAATCTCAAAGAGCCCCGTGCCGTCATACACAAAGTCAAACTGAAAGAATTCCGGTACATCTATTGGTGTACCACCAAAATGGCTATAATAAGCATCAGCTTCTGCCGCTACACGTAGCGACGGTATCCGACACAAATTACTAAACCGAAAACCGTCGCCGGCCCCAACTAAAATTGACCCCTGAAAACCATCAGCAGGAATCAAATTGTGGGTGACTACATAAATTGTAACCATCCCACCTGACGAAGTGTCTTTAAAAGCCTCATCAGTAAACCAAGGTACCTTCAATACAGGGTACCGAGAAACAAAAGGTAACTGAATATCTAAAGTTTGCTCACCATACGCCGATGCACCAGAAAGGTTCACCGTAGGTGCCGCATACCCATCAACATTCAAAAACCTACTCACCTCAGTCATGTCTGAACAAACACTAGCTGAAATGAGAGACTTCCTGTTAGTCATTACATGCATACGCAAATTACCGCTATAAAGGCGGTAAGCCTGCGCAAAGTAACGAAGCAAACCTGAAGTCATTGATTGGTTCACTTGACTAGGATCTCCATAATAATTCCAATCTGAATCCTCATAGTTAGCAGACAAACAACCCCCAAGAGGGATGATATACCCTTCTCTAGTAGTTTTCACCACTATCATAGGGAAATTCCGCTTAATAAGAGTCCCCACACTAGGAATATCTTCATCATAGCCATCGACTTTAGTATCAGACTTAGCATCACCTATTGAAACAACAGGTGTTGTGTCAGTAGGAACCAAAGTCGGCTCAACAGCAGCCTCCAGCATTTTGCCAGATTGTGCAATCCACTTGGCCCCCTCTACCGTATTATAGTAGGTTGGGAACCAAGCGTACCCAGCACCCCCAGCTTTCCCATGGTCACACAAAGTGTAACTAATGAGATCACCAGAGAGCCAACGCGCTTCAACATCAGTATAAGAAAGAGGAACTTCCTTAATACCAACACGTCTCCACACGGCCCAAATCCGTTCTCGCCAAAGCTCAAACCTCTTCCTGCCACTACTCCAAACACGTGATAACACATCATTTCCATTAACAGCCGTAGCCTCCAATACCCCCAGCGAGGAATGTGAATAAGACAAAGTCTTAATCAAACTCTCCTCCAGCACAATTGGAAAATACAACTGCCCCTCAATAACATGTTTCCGCAGCTCTGTTGTGTGTTTAAGAAACTCACACACATACAAGCTCTTAAGCCCAGCCCCCTCTCCAGGAGCGATTTTATCACCACCAGTGAAAGTTATATTGTACTTGGCTAGCACAACACTCATTTCATAAGTACCAAAAACACCCGAGAGTATTTCTGAAATGGCGGCAATAATATCGTCCCCAAAAGTAAAAGCCAAACACAGCTTATTGCAATGATCCATAGTAGCCAAACTTGGTTTAGCATCGCGCACACAAAGAATGTACGCCAATTTAAACAAAATAAGGTTAGCAATAGAATTGAACAAAGTAGTCTTATAATCCCCACTGGGCATCATACACCACATAAGCACAACCATATCACCAACTAAAACCATCGCATGTAACATAACATAACACAAACATTTACGAGCAGCCTTGTCACCCTCAGGAACTGGGCCAACAGACCACCGCTCATAAAACTTCTCAATCTCCTCCAAAATCACACTAACCATCTGCCCGTTGATATAACGTTCAAAGGCACTGTAATCGCCATCAATCCCCTTCTTTGAGATGCGCAGCAAGCTAGAAAACATATCGTCCCAATCGGAACTATACACGTTCATACCCACCGCAACACCAAATTTCAAAGGATTAGAAAACACATGGTCCAAAAAAGCACCAAAATATTTTCTACACAAGAGAGTATAATCAACAGGACTGCCGATCACACCCCTCGTTTTGACAGCAAGAACTTTTTCCATAGCCCTTTGTTCAACTTTCGAAATCATCGTCCACAAATAAGGAGGTACAATACCAGCACGCAACTGCTCGTCTTGTACCACCAAGTTTGCTTTTAACTCCTCGTCAAGTATCACACGCTTACCTTTGTCATCAGCTTCAGAAAACATCCAACGTTTGCCCATAGACCCGGCTGGCCTACGTTCATTGTAGAATTTCCCTTCTGACGAATTCATACTCAAAGGAGCCATTCCACCTCTCCCATTCACCATCTCATCCAAACTCAACACACAAACAGGCCTCAAAGGCTCCACAGAATTAATAGCATCAAAAACTGACGCAGCTGCACTCTCTAAAATAGATTGCGGCAACTGTTTAGTTTCTGAACTATGATGCACTCTCTCACAAATATTACGCATAACAGTTGCAGGCGCGACTCCCCGTACCAAGGGGTGGCGCGTACCTGTAACTGCAGGGTAAAAAGCTCGAGTGTGCCAAGGTTCGTCAAGATAGGGTAAACCCCTCCATTGAAACCTCCCATCCATGTAACCAGCACCAGGCAACCTGCCTAAAATCTGCAAATCACAAACCGGAACATCATCAACCCCTCTTTTATTGAGGACAACTTTAGCCGGAACCACAGAACCATCAGAAAGCTCATTACCTGATTGAGAAACAACCAAAGATCCTTGAGCTTTAATAATCCCATCCACAACATCTTTTGACAAAACACAACCAATACCACTAGTATACCTACTTAAGGTCTTTCGTGACGCAATATGAAATCCCACAATCTTAAACTCATTTTTCACCTTAGCAATTAGCAACTTTCCACAGTCGCCTTCTTGCTTAGGTTCATAAGTCCAAGATTGTGCGAGATAAAACTGCGCACTAACACCAGAATAAGTAAACTCCTCACGCTGATTGTGTAAAGTCGCCAACATACTCTTACACTCATCAATCCCAACAAAAAGCAACTCTGCAATGTTAGCCTGAACAAGGCTATCATTGTAAAGAAACCTATTGGAAAAATCCAGCTTGGCTTTCATCACCAACCCAAAATCATATAAACACAAATCCGTATGCATACCGCGAGACTCCACAATCGTCATGTTGTTCTTTTTAAAAGCAACAGTATAATTATAAGTACTCTCACTAACACGCACATCAGTATTGTCTTTAAACAATTCCTCGTTTTCAATGAAAACATGCAAAGGACACAACACCAAGGAACCCTTGATGCCAATACCCCACACACTCTTCTCGCCACAGCGAATAAACACCATATTTCTACGGAATTTCTTCACCTCCTCTTCCAACGTACCAGCCTGAGCAAAATAATGCATCTGCCCATAATCTTCTCCACTTCCACCTTTCAAACAATGCTCGAGACCTAAATCTCTAGCACGCCAATCAGCATAAGTACTCCGAACAAACCGACCATGGGCCAATTCATTTGGATCCCAAGATTGAGCAACAATCTCACCTTCTTGCACTACTTTCTCCTTCTCCTTCACAGCAGTTTGACCCACCAAAGAAAGCAGACCTTGTATCCCTTTAAAAATCGCAAAACCAGCAACAAAGCCAGCTACAGCAAATTTCAAAGTTCTAAAAGGTCCACCCATCTTCGATGAACAAAACTCAGACAAACAACGGAAAAAAGACCTACTTTCTCTTTGAGCAACAAGCGGTCCATTCCAATAAGAATGCTTATTAACGGTTCTCATCAAATCTGCGACGGCTCGCTGCGTCTCAAAATTGGGATAACCACTAGCATAATTCACAAAAACAGGAAACTGCGAATACAATTGCAAGTTGCGACAAGCATTTTTCAAGTCGGGTGGCATAACACCAGCCACCTTCTTTGCCAAATGCTTCTCGCACACTGCAATCATTTCCACATCCCCCGTCTCCCGAGCAAGCTTCAGCATATCCTTATACGTAGCATCACTAGTCGCACGACTAATGGTGTACCGCGTATTTGCATTCTCCAACATATGTTTCAAACACTCAGCAAAACCCTGCAAAGCAAGTTCCCCACAAACGGAACAAGCATGCTTTGAGCACGCAACATTGTCAGGTTCATTCTCGCACCCAACAGCACCGCACTGCGGCTCAATCTCTGCCGGCTCCTCATACTTACCAGCATCACAACTTTCACACATAGACTCTCCAACAGCAGCAGGATAATCTGCACAACAAACAACACAAGTGCCATTAATAACCTGCGTAACCATATTCAACCAAGCTCTCTTATTAGCATCAGTAACATCACTAAGACGCCAAATAGTCAAACTATCCTCCCAAATATAAAACAAACGACACAATCTATGCACAATCTCTTTATTCTTCTCTCTATCCATATTATACAATTGCTCAATCAAACAAACACCTTTCTCTCTACCGTCTTTCATACCAACAACCTCAAAATATCTATCACACTCGTACGCTTTGTGGCCCTTAAAACCACAACTATAACACTTATGTTTCTTATCACCAGAAGCATAAAGCACATTGATCCAAGTATTGCCTTTCCCCCTATCACCATTCAAATGACTCAACAACATAGGCACCACACTCAAATCAACTTTCGTATTTCTCACTTCTGTAACAAACTTCATAAACGCCTCCTGCTCCTTTGGGCTCAATCTATAATTATATCGAATCCGCTGCTCAACCACCGGCAACGAGCAACTACTACTAGAACTACTACTACTACTAGAACTACTACTACTGCTATTACTACTATCACACACAAGCGTAGGACCACTCTGCATCACACAGGCTTCTGGTTTCCCAAAAGTCTTAGCCGACACAAACTCATCTTTCTCATCAACAGCCTTTTTCTTAAAATCTTCTATCTCTTTATCTAATTTGTCGGCCACCAACTCTTTGTCAGCTATCACAAAACCCAAACCACTTTTATGCTTCTTAAACACATCTAAACACTCCTGAAGAGGAGTATCAATATCTTTACACATCTCACGAACCTTAGCCTCAGCTTCCAACTTCTTCTGATACCGAATCTCCGCGTGCGCAACCGCACCACGAACAAACTGCACCATCTCCATAAAACTCAAATCAATATCAGAAACCGCAAAACTAAACGAGTTCGCACCCGCTTTTGTCTCAGGTCTCCAAATCTTGAAACGAATATGCTCCATTTTCTCTGAAGCCTTGTTGGGATCTAACTTCCCATTGTCTAACGCAAACGCCTCCGGTACATACGCCTCAAAGTGGGTAAACCTACTATGAAACGCATCGGGATTAGAAACCCCCTCAACAACACCCTCCGGCCTCTTATTGGTGGTCAACACGACCACTTTACTGGCAAACTGCTTGCCCTTATCAGGCAACGCAGCCATATTCATATATGCCGCAGTACTACTAATGTACCGCAACATATCCTGACTAGGTACCGCACTACCAGGGCCAGTAGCCGTGCCATAATCATCAATAAGAAAGAAAAGTTGTTGAGCATACTTAGAATTAAACTGTTCAGTTATATTCTTAGCATAGTACAACTCCTCAGAAGCAGCATGCGGAAAAACAGCAGCAGCCAATGCCTGAACAACAGACGACTTACCAACACCACTTTTCCCAAATATATACAAACCAACAGGTTCCGGCCTTATATTACCAACACCCAACACACCACCAGCCTTATCAGTGATAGGCTGCAACGTCTTCAACAAATGTATGACATACGCACTCAACGCTTTACTACTCCCATGATCCAAATCCTTTGCAAGACACTCACTCAAACCATTATATACAGCTATGGCTTCTCTAGCCAAATTGGTATCCAAACCAACCTCCAAAACCTTCTTATCGCCATCCAAAACATCACAACCATCAATACGACTAGTGTACAATCTGATCACCAGGTCCGCACGTGTAATTAAACCGCGCAAACCCGACGAACAATTCGTACCAGCCATACCAAATAAATTATACAACACATCTTGAACAATACTAGGCAACCAATCAAAAACTTTAGCCATCCCCTCAGAAACAATCTTTGCAGCAGCGACCAAAGGAACAATCAACTTTGCTATAGAACGAATATTTTGAAAATTCGCTTTAAACTTAGTATCATGCTTCTCAGCCATAAAGCCACACACAGCACCGACCGTAGCAGCCACAGCAGAACAACCAGATTGAGCCTCAACAACACCCTCCATATTTCCAATGGGCGTTTTTGACTCTACAACCTCTTTATTCTGACTAAACATATAATCATAAAATTGCCTCAACCAACTACCAAAGCCATCAAACAAATCTCCAAAAGCATATAACGCCTCAGTAAACATATCAACAACAATACCAACAAAATCTTTAATCTCATTTCTATACACCCAAGCCAAACCAGCCAACGCAACAACAGTAGCACCAAGAATATAATTATACGCTTGGCTCCACAACGACTTCAATGCCTTATAAACAGCACTATCAATAACCTTACTCATCTTCACATCCATAAAACTCTTTGCTATATCAATATACTTTGAAACACCATCCCACCAACCACTATAGGCTGACGAAACGGCACTTCGAACTTTTTTCGACAACTTAGACAACAAAACACCAAACTGACCAGACAAACCAACTTTCTTAGCAACAGGAATATGTACAACATCATCTTTCTCATCAAACTCCTCCAACTTCTCCAACTTACTAACAGCCTTCCCAGACTGAGCTTCCCAGACATCCGCCGCGGGTAACACCAACCTTCCGATCGAACCAGGATCTTCAACAAAGGGCCCACCAAGTGAACCAAGAATCTGATCGCGAATTTTCTTTTTCTGAAGAATCTCTAACAACAACAATTCACAAACAATACGCTCTTTAGGGCCAAAGCCCCGAGTGCGATCCAATTCACTAATAATCTCATAACAACGAGAAGACACACAGTCCTCATCACGAAACATAGACACAGCACAATTCAAAATCAAAGCAGCCTCGGACACACAGTTCTTAGCATCATCATTCAAATTGCAAAAACCTTTAATCTTATTCAAATAATATCTCCCAGGAAAGCACCAATTCACGCCAGGCTTATATTCGTCCTTAAGTTTGGACTCACACAAACCAGCCTTCTTTAACGCTTTATTAAACTCCTTAATCCTCATATTTACATGATCGCACAAAGCAACCTCTCCATACGCGGACGTAAATAGCAGGTTCCCCCTGCCACAAACGTGAAACGCGTCCTCCCGTAGCCCCTTAGGGCCTGACCCCCCTTGGGGTCCACAACCAGAGGCACACAGCCCCGCCGCCGCCGCTGAGCCACCAAGGCCCACCACACCGCTCAAAAAGGAC